TAATAATTTTTTGTTTTCTTGGATATTGTTTTTTAAGTTCATTACAGATTCTTTAGCTAAGATTTCACACATCATTTCATCATTCATGAACTGAACATCCATTTTATTTTCTTTTTCAGAACATTGAAAAACAATAATACCCTTCTCTAAATCGGGATTATTATTTAATCCTTCGTCGTAAATTACACATATCTGTTCCATATTCTCATGAATAAATTTCATGATATAATCTGGAGCAGAATCGACATTTTGTATTTGACTCATTTATTAATGATTATGAAATTAATATCATTTTTTAACTTATTCTTCATTTATATCGCTTAATGATAATTCAATTGCTCTCTGTAAGTCAGAATCCGAATCTTCTGAATCGGTAATATTTAATGAACTCCTTATTATATCGCTACTTAATTCTCTCAAGTAATTATCAACGGTCAATAAGATCTGTTCTCCAATTACATTATCATCAATAATATGATTATCATTTGTATCATTTGTATCGGGTATGATATTATCAATATTTGAATGACGTATGCCGGCGATTTGTGCCGGCGACAAAGCCGTTACGATTGATGGAATCAAGCTCGGAGGTAATATGGATCCAGATTCTGCGGGTGTTTCAGGTTCTGGTTCAGCATGAATCTGATGATTAACATTCGTTGGAAATTCTTCCCTACATAAGGGACAAGTATTTTTAGTTTCGAACCATTTTGTTATCCCAGAACACGAATCATTTCCGGCATGAAACACATGATGATTATCTTTACAGGGTAAACGAATACATTTATCTCCAATTTTAAAAGATTCTAAACAGATGCTACATTCTTTAGAAGTCAAATCTTCTCCTTCTCCTTCTCCCACTTCACTGATTTCAAATTCTTCTAAATTAGTTAAGAATTCTTCTGAAACGGGTGTTAAACCATCATTCTGCGACTCGCTATTTATCGTTCTCCCGAGAATATCATCATTTCTGATTAAAGAATCTATCATTCTCAAAACATTAGTTGATCCTTGACTACTGATACCCCATATGCCCGCAGGATTAAGACCACGACCCATTATCTGAAGATTCGGTATTTCTCCAAAAGTAACATTAATTCTATCCATTTATCTAAATGATATATTATTATTTAAAATTAAATTTAGTAGTTTAAATAGATTCAATGAATCAATTCTGTAAATTACTATCGCCTGGAGCGGCGCTTATCAATCGTAGTATATATAATTTCTCTAGAAAACCATTAGGATTCTATATGATTCCCTATGATGAACAATATGAAAGTAGAGATAATGAAAGTGAAATTAAGAGAAGAAAACAAAGCCAAGTGTCAAGTTATGGAAAATTTATCCATGATAATAATGATAAAAATTTAACCCGCAAAGAAAGACAAGAGAAAATTAAGGAATTTTTAGATAAAACTTATTCTAATCAATATACTGAAACACATCGAAATTCTTTGATTTATGATAACCTTAAATGAATAGGGAATTACTTACAATAGCGACCCAATTCAATGCATCTCTCGCATTTCTCCTCCAAATGATGTCTTTCACCCGAAACAGGTTTGTCCTTTAATTCGTGTTCATTTAGAACAAATGTTTCATAATTCCATCTAGCTTTATCAAGTAATATTTGTTTAAAATTATCCTTAAATCTTGGTTTCACATAGATATCTGTTCCCTTGGATTTTTGGCGATATACTTTTAGGATACCTATTCTATTTCTCTTCGGATGATATACGACTTTAACCGAACACAAATTAGACGACCATGATTCACCTAAGTTATTATTAAATACTCCTCTTATTTTAACTGTCGTAAAATAGTTTTGTTTCATTACTACTTATCTTATCTTATCTTTAATACTTACAACTGATTAATAGATAACCAGCAAATCCAATAAGCAACGATTTTTTATATTTATCTTTCATTTCAGTATAAATATCAGCCCATGCATCAACTTGGTCCTGAGAATTTAGTGAATAGAGCATTAATGGTCTCTTCGGATAAAAATAATAAAAACCTAATTTGACGAGATAGATAATCGCCAAAAATTTACACAGTCTATATTTATCTTTTGATCCAATATAATAATAGATACCTAATCCTAAACCGATGATCATACCCGAAAAATAAATCATTAATCTTTCTTTAACGATACCTTCATAAATAATCTTTTGTTCATCATTTAAAAGATCATAAAACTTTTTAAAGATAGTGGTATCTTTCTTTAACACAGTCATGGATAAACTCCCGATTAACATTGATATCCCGACAAAACATGAAATATCTTTCATTTATAATACTCAATAGATTTTATTTAATCCACTTCATCCAGTGTTGGACCGGGATCACCTGACCCTGTCATACCAGGCATACCGCTCATATCAGGCATACCATCAGTTGGAACTGAACCAGGCATTTCCCCCCCTCCTTCACTATATACCTTCATCATAACTGGATTGATGATTGCATTGACTTCAGTCATTTTATTATCATATTCTTCTTTGGTCCTTTCATCTTCAAGCCATAATTCGGTCTCAGATAGTAAATCATTAACCGTCTTCAATTCTTCCTCATCTAACTTCCCTTTGATTTCATCGTTATCAATTGAACCCTTCGTTTGATAAATGAGAGAATCTAATTTATTCTTGGATTCAATTTTATCCTTATTGAGTTGGTCTTCTTCCTTAAACTTCTCCCCTTCAGCGACCATTCTCTCAATATCTTCTTGAGTTAATCGTCCCTTATCATTCTTGATCGTGATATTTTGGACTTTGCCCGAACCCTTATCCTTTGCCTCAATATTCATGATACCGTTCGCATCAACATCAAATGAAACCTCAATCTGAGGGACACCTCTACGTGCCGGTGGGATACCCTCTAACTTGAAATTTCCTAATTCATTATTATCTTTCGTCATTGCTCTCTCACCTTCAAAGACCTGAATCATAACTGAATCTTGATTATCTTCATAAGTTGAGAAAGTCTGAGATTTCTTAGCAGGAATAGTTGTATTTCTATCAATCAACTTGGTCATCACTCCACCGGCTGTCTCAATACCTAAGGATAACGGAGCAACATCCAGTAAAAGAATCTGATCTGCTGCATCATCACCTGAAGTCCCGCCCGATAAGATTGCCGCCTGAACAGCAGCACCATAAGCGACTGCTTCATCGGGATTAATCCCCTTATTGAGTTCCTTATTATTGAAGAAAGAACTTAATAGTTCTTGAACTTTCGGGATACGAGTTGAACCACCGACAAGAACAATTTCATGAACGGCCGACTTTGAGACACCAGCGTCCTGAAGTACCTTTGTAACAGGAGTAATACATTTCTGAAATAAATTCATACATAAGGATTCAAATCTTGCTTTCGTAATGGATGTAAAAAAATCAGTTCCTTCTGCCAACGATTCTAATTCAACATTAGCTGTTGCCGATGAAGAAAGAGTCCTTTTCGCTCTTTCACACGCGATTTTAAGTCTTCGTAATGCCCGTTTATTATCTGAAATATCAACTTTGTGCTTGCGCTTAAACTCATCAATGAAATATTTCATCAGGATATTATCAAAATCTTCACCTCCTAGATGAGTATCACCCGCAGTAGCCTTCACTTCAAAGATACCATCATCAATTGATAAGAGAGAAACATCAAATGTTCCTCCACCTAGATCAAAAATTAATACTGTCTTTTCTTCTTCTTTCTTATCGAGACCATAAGCGATAGCAGCAGCCGTCGGTTCATTAATAATTCGTAGAACATTTAAACCGGCGATCGCACCCGCATCCTTGGTTGCTTGCCTCTGTGAATCGTTAAAATACGCCGGAACAGTCACAACTGCATCCGTTACTGTTTCTCCGATATAGGATTCTGCTACCTCCTTCATCTTGGTTAGGACCATGGATGAAATTTCTTCGGGTTGAAATGTTTTTAGTTCACCCTGATAAGTAGCCTGAATTTTAGGCTTGTTATCCTCTGAGATAACCGTAAAAGGAAAATGCTTGATATCGGACTGAACAGCTGGATCATCAAACTTACGACCGATAAGTCGCTTCGCATCAAAGATAGTATTTTCAGGATTCATGGACGACTGATTCTTCGCACCATCTCCAATCAATCGTTCAGTTTCAGTGAACGAAACAAAAGAAGGGGTCGTTCGGTTTCCTTGGTCGTTCGCGATAATTTCGCATCTGTTATCTTTCCACCATCCAACACATGAGTATGTTGTTCCAAGATCAATTCCTATTGCTACCATTTATTATAATCATAACACTAATCTTTTATTTAAGTAAATTTATATAAGTAAATTTATACTCCATAGATGTCTATTCAGATCACTAAATCGGCATGGCGAAAGATAGGTGAAATCATAAATAAAACAAATAACTCATATGGTCTCTTATATTCAGCAAAGACCGGGGGATGTAATGGATTTAATTTTGAATTGGATCTTCTAACTAAAGATCTTCATAAAAAAATTAATGATATGAAATTCTTAACCGTTTTAACGAATAATGAATCAGAAGTATATGTTGATCCTATGTCCGAGATGCACTTACTCGGAACAACAATCGACTATGTGAAAGAAGACTTTAGCGATAAAATTTATGAAAGCAAATTTGTTTATCATGCTGATAAGGATTTAATGACGAAATGTGGCTGCGGGATTTCCTTTTCACCTAAGACAGTTTAAAGCATTCACTTATAGAAAAGATAAGGATAACAAAGATCATTACTATGTTTAACCTGTTCGTATCCAGATATATCGCCATTCAGAAGACATGCGGCGCGTCTCATTGCTTCTCTGCCTAACCAATATTGTGCGGAGTTATTCCATACGCTTGCTTCTTTCAATAGTTCATTGTATTTAAGATTATAATAGGGATTCAGTTCAAGGAAGTGAGGTTCTCTCTTTTGGGGCATTTATTATTATATGACGGTTTAATTTTAAATCATAATTATGATTTAAAATTAAACCGTCATATAATAATAAATGCCCCAAAAGAGAGAACCTCACTTCCTTGAACTGAATCCCTATTATAATCTTAAATACAATGAACTATTGAAAGAAGCAAGCGTATGGAATAACTCCGCACAATATTGGTTAGGCAGAGAAGCAATGAGACGCGCCGCATGTCTTCTGAATGGCGATATATCTGGATACGAACAGGTTAAACATAGTAATGATCTTTGTTATCCTTATCTTTTCTATAAGTGAATGCTTTAAACTGTCTTAGGTGAAAAGGAAATCCCGCAGCCACATTTCGTCATTAAATCCTTATCAGCATGATAAACAAATTTGCTTTCATAAATTTTATCGCTAAAGTCTTCTTTCACATAGTCGATTGTTGTTCCGAGTAAGTGCATCTCGGACATAGGATCAACATATACTTCTGATTCATTATTCGTTAAAACGGTTAAGAATTTCATATCATTAATTTTTTTATGAAGATCTTTAGTTAGAAGATCCAATTCAAAATTAAATCCATTACATCCCCCGGTCTTTGCTGAATATAAGAGACCATATGAGTTATTTGTTTTATTTATGATTTCACCTATCTTTCGCCATGCCGATTTAGTGATCTGAATAGACATCTATGGAGTATAAATTTACTTATATAAATTTACTTAAATAAAAGATTAGTGTTATGATTATAATAAATGGTAGCAATAGGAATTGATCTTGGAACAACATACTCATGTGTTGGATGGTGGAAAGATAACAGATGCGAAATTATCGCGAACGACCAAGGAAACCGAACGACCCCTTCTTTTGTTTCGTTCACTGAAACTGAACGATTGATTGGAGATGGTGCGAAGAATCAGTCGTCCATGAATCCTGAAAATACTATCTTTGATGCGAAGCGACTTATCGGTCGTAAGTTTGATGATCCAGCTGTTCAGTCCGATATCAAGCATTTTCCTTTTACGGTTATCTCAGAGGATAACAAGCCTAAAATTCAGGCTACTTATCAGGGTGAACTAAAAACATTTCAACCCGAAGAAATTTCATCCATGGTCCTAACCAAGATGAAGGAGGTAGCAGAATCCTATATCGGAGAAACAGTAACGGATGCAGTTGTGACTGTTCCGGCGTATTTTAACGATTCACAGAGGCAAGCAACCAAGGATGCGGGTGCGATCGCCGGTTTAAATGTTCTACGAATTATTAATGAACCGACGGCTGCTGCTATCGCTTATGGTCTCGATAAGAAAGAAGAAGAAAAGACAGTATTAATTTTTGATCTAGGTGGAGGAACATTTGATGTTTCTCTCTTATCAATTGATGATGGTATCTTTGAAGTGAAGGCTACTGCGGGTGATACTCATCTAGGAGGTGAAGATTTTGATAATATCCTGATGAAATATTTCATTGATGAGTTTAAGCGCAAGCACAAAGTTGATATTTCAGATAATAAACGGGCATTACGAAGACTTAAAATCGCGTGTGAAAGAGCGAAAAGGACTCTTTCTTCATCGGCAACAGCTAATGTTGAATTAGAATCGTTGGCAGAAGGAACTGATTTTTTTACATCCATTACGAAAGCAAGATTTGAATCCTTATGTATGAATTTATTTCAGAAATGTATTACTCCTGTTACAAAGGTACTTCAGGACGCTGGTGTCTCAAAGTCGGCCGTTCATGAAATTGTTCTTGTCGGTGGTTCAACTCGTATCCCGAAAGTTCAAGAACTATTAAGTTCTTTCTTCAATAATAAGGAACTCAATAAGGGGATTAATCCCGATGAAGCAGTCGCTTATGGTGCTGCTGTTCAGGCGGCAATCTTATCGGGCGGGACTTCAGGTGATGATGCAGCAGATCAGATTCTTTTACTGGATGTTGCTCCGTTATCCTTAGGTATTGAGACAGCCGGTGGAGTGATGACCAAGTTGATTGATAGAAATACAACTATTCCTGCTAAGAAATCTCAGACTTTCTCAACTTATGAAGATAATCAAGATTCAGTTATGATTCAGGTCTTTGAAGGTGAGAGAGCAATGACGAAAGATAATAATGAATTAGGAAATTTCAAGTTAGAGGGTATCCCACCGGCACGTAGAGGTGTCCCTCAGATTGAGGTTTCATTTGATGTTGATGCGAACGGTATCATGAATATTGAGGCAAAGGATAAGGGTTCGGGCAAAGTCCAAAATATCACGATCAAGAATGATAAGGGACGATTAACTCAAGAAGATATTGAGAGAATGGTCGCTGAAGGGGAGAAGTTTAAGGAAGAAGACCAACTCAATAAGGATAAAATTGAATCCAAGAATAAATTAGATTCTCTCATTTATCAAACGAAGGGTTCAATTGATAACGATGAAATCAAAGGGAAGTTAGATGAGGAAGAATTGAAGACGGTTAATGATTTACTATCTGAGACCGAATTATGGCTTGAAGATGAAAGGACCAAAGAAGAATATGATAATAAAATGACTGAAGTCAATGCAATCATCAATCCAGTTATGATGAAGGTATATAGTGAAGGAGGGGGGGAAATGCCTGGTTCAGTTCCAACTGATGGTATGCCTGATATGAGCGGTATGCCTGGTATGACAGGGTCAGGTGATCCCGGTCCAACACTGGATGAAGTGGATTAAATAAAATCTATTGAGTATTATAAATGAAAGATATTTCATGTTTTGTCGGGATATCAATGTTAATCGGGAGTTTATCCATGACTGTGTTAAAGAAAGATACCACTATCTTTAAAAAGTTTTATGATCTTTTAAATGATGAACAAAAGATTATTTATGAAGGTATCGTTAAAGAAAGATTAATGATTTATTTTTCGGGTATGATCATCGGTTTAGGATTAGGTATCTATTATTATATTGGATCAAAAGATAAATATAGACTGTGTAAATTTTTGGCGATTATCTATCTCGTCAAATTAGGTTTTTATTATTTTTATCCGAAGAGACCATTAATGCTCTATTCACTAAATTCTCAGGACCAAGTTGATGCATGGGCTGATATTTATACTGAAATGAAAGATAAATATAAAAAATCGTTGCTTATTGGATTTGCTGGTTATCTATTAATCAGTTGTAAGTATTAAAGATAAGATAAGATAAGTAGTAATGAAACAAAACTATTTTACGACAGTTAAAATAAGAGGAGTATTTAATAATAACTTAGGTGAATCATGGTCGTCTAATTTGTGTTCGGTTAAAGTCGTATATCATCCGAAGAGAAATAGAATAGGTATCCTAAAAGTATATCGCCAAAAATCCAAGGGAACAGATATCTATGTGAAACCAAGATTTAAGGATAATTTTAAACAAATATTACTTGATAAAGCTAGATGGAATTATGAAACATTTGTTCTAAATGAACACGAATTAAAGGACAAACCTGTTTCGGGTGAAAGACATCATTTGGAGGAGAAATGCGAGAGATGCATTGAATTGGGTCGCTATTGTAAGTAATTCCCTATTCATTTAAGGTTATCATAAATCAAAGAATTTCGATGTGTTTCAGTATATTGATTAGAATAAGTTTTATCTAAAAATTCCTTAATTTTCTCTTGTCTTTCTTTGCGGGTTAAATTTTTATCATTATTATCATGGATAAATTTTCCATAACTTGACACTTGGCTTTGTTTTCTTCTCTTAATTTCACTTTCATTATCTCTACTTTCATATTGTTCATCATAGGGAATCATATAGAATCCTAATGGTTTTCTAGAGAAATTATATATACTACGATTGATAAGCGCCGCTCCAGGCGATAGTAATTTACAGAATTGATTCATTGAATCTATTTAAACTACTAAATTTAATTTTAAATAATAATATATCATTTAGATAAATGGATAGAATTAATGTTACTTTTGGAGAAATACCGAATCTTCAGATAATGGGTCGTGGTCTTAATCCTGCGGGCATATGGGGTATCAGTAGTCAAGGATCAACTAATGTTTTGAGAATGATAGATTCTTTAATCAGAAATGATGATATTCTCGGGAGAACGATAAATAGCGAGTCGCAGAATGATGGTTTAACACCCGTTTCAGAAGAATTCTTAACTAATTTAGAAGAATTTGAAATCAGTGAAGTGGGAGAAGGAGAAGGAGAAGATTTGACTTCTAAAGAATGTAGCATCTGTTTAGAATCTTTTAAAATTGGAGATAAATGTATTCGTTTACCCTGTAAAGATAATCATCATGTGTTTCATGCCGGAAATGATTCGTGTTCTGGGATAACAAAATGGTTCGAAACTAAAAATACTTGTCCCTTATGTAGGGAAGAATTTCCAACGAATGTTAATCATCAGATTCATGCTGAACCAGAACCTGAAACACCCGCAGAATCTGGATCCATATTACCTCCGAGCTTGATTCCATCAATCGTAACGGCTTTGTCGCCGGCACAAATCGCCGGCATACGTCATTCAAATATTGATAATATCATACCCGATACAAATGATACAAATGATAATCATATTATTGATGATAATGTAATTGGAGAACAGATCTTATTGACCGTTGATAATTACTTGAGAGAATTAAGTAGCGATATAATAAGGAGTTCATTAAATATTACCGATTCAGAAGATTCGGATTCTGACTTACAGAGAGCAATTGAATTATCATTAAGCGATATAAATGAAGAATAAGTTAAAAAATGATATTAATTTCATAATCATTAATAAATGAGTCAAATACAAAATGTCGATTCTGCTCCAGATTATATCATGAAATTTATTCATGAGAATATGGAACAGATATGTGTAATTTACGACGAAGGATTAAATAATAATCCCGATTTAGAGAAGGGTATTATTGTTTTTCAATGTTCTGAAAAAGAAAATAAAATGGATGTTCAGTTCATGAATGATGAAATGATGTGTGAAATCTTAGCTAAAGAATCTGTAATGAACTTAAAAAACAATATCCAAGAAAACAAAAAATTATTA